TTAACGAGTTTGTAATTTCTGATTGAAATGCCATTTTATCTTATTCCCATTGATGTTCGGCGTCTAATGGACATTTTGCGCTTTAACAATGTTCTACGCAACTTTGCTTTGCCCTTTGTCTTCCAGTATCGTTTAAGTTTTCTTGCCTTCTGTATTCTTTGTATTGTAGGTATTCTTACTACTCTGTTGCCCGTTAATCTGTAACCTTTGATTGCAGATTTGCGGACATTCTTTTGAACAATAATTCTACCTTGTTTGTTTCTACGAATTCTTCTGCGAATTTTTGTAATTCTACCAGTTCTTATTATATTCGCTTCGTCTAATTCTTCCTCTTCAATCCATTCATATGTATCATTCGCTAAGGCAATTTTTTCATCTTGTAATCTGATGGCTATTTTTTCTTCAAGTTTTTTGAAAATTAAATCTTTAGCCTCAGATAATCTGTTCTGTGCAATTAAATCTATAAGTTTCATTTGGTGTGCTTAAAAGCAAAATCTGATGCCTTAGCTAAGTGTCCAGGTGATTTATGAACCATATCAGCAAACTTCTTTTTGTTCTCATCATTCAAAGCAGAATGAACTTGAGTGATTGCTGATGCGGTAAAATGATCTACTTTTCTTGTTTCACCAGTAGCAAACTTAACTCTCTGTGCTTGTTTATCTTTTACAATCTTATGTAACTGATCCATTACTGCTTCTGCTTGAATTGGTGCATCCATGCCAGAACCATACTGATAAGGCACAGAAAAATATTTGCCTAATCTTTCGTTGAAGTATAGCGCAATTCTTGTGCCGTCAGGATATAAACGAATAGCTTTACGCTTGATAACAAGAACAAGTGGTGGATCTTTATCTTCTTGTAGAACCATAGGTTCTTCAGATAAGTCTACATCTTCTTCTACTCTATCTACTTTGTCACCAACTTTAATTCTATGTGCCCTTACTTTACGACCAGAAGAACTTAATTTGAAATCTGATGTATCAATTTCTTCCGCAGATTCTTCCAATTCTTCTCTTACGGCTCTACGGGCTTGAGTAAAAATTTGTTTGTTATTAGAAACTAAATCTACCATACGATTGAACATATTTTGTAGAATAGCACGGTCGGCATTATTGAATACAGGCTTTTCTTCTTGCATCTTATCCAATATTTTATGGATACGCTGCATCTGTGCCTTATTAGCTAACCCTGCACGAACGAGAACATCAAACTTTGAATAGTCTGATTTTTCTTCTTCTGCAATAGATTTAAATTCTAATAAAGACTTCATTCTTGTTCTTCAGTCTCTTGTTCTTCTTCTTGGTTTATACCACCAAATAAAGTTGATGCAATTTCTTGTTTACGAGCATCGAGGGCTTGAAATGCTTTTGCAGCCAACATATCAGACATTGTTTGTTTAGCACCAACAGCATCATTTGTTGCAATTTGATCTACGAAACTTGTCATATTATTCTCCATTATTTCCTATTTATACTGACAACATTTTTTTCTACATCTTTGTCAAGTTGAGGTGTCTCAGATTCCATACTATCTTTATCATAGGTGTTATCAACTGGTTCAACTTCTTCTTGACTTTGATCCGTTTGTTGTTCTTGACCAACTGGTGTAACTGGTCCTTCTTCTTCTATTTCTTTTTGCATCTTTTCAATTTCTTCATCTGTCATTTGAAGAACATTCTTTTTTACCCATCTTGAAGAGAAATAGCGACCAATAAACGGCTCCATCATTGTTGCAGTATTAACTCTTTCACGCAATAATTCTGCATCACGCAATTCAGTAAAATTGTTGTCTTTAATATAGTCGTAGTAAATTTGTTCTCTAAATTCATCCCATTCTTCACTACTACAAATACCTTTTAATACACATTGAATTTTTAAGGCATGATCGAACAATTGAGAAAACTTGTTACGCAATCTATGAACAAACTTGGCAAATTTAACTTCATCACGAGTAACTTCTGTTGATCTACCAAGACCCATCAACCCGCCATCGTTAGGTTCAAGACGAGAAACAGGAACATTTAATGCGTTTAATAGTTTCTTTTGAAAGTATTTTACATCTTCCATTTCACCTAAATTTTGTCCAGCAGGCAAAGTGGTGATTTCGGTACCTTTACCACCTTCACGGCGAGGCAACCAGAAGTCTTCAAGCATCGACATATGCTTACGCTCATCACGAATTTCACCAGTGCTTGCATCGTAAACTAATTTGTTACGATACTGTATCATAATAGAACGAAGATATTGTTCTGCTTTACCTTTTGGTAAGTTACCAACATCGATGTAGAAAATACGGCGTTCTGGCGCTCTTGAAATACGGTAAATAACTACCGCATCTTCAATCATTCTTAACTGATTGAGTGCTTTAATTGCTTTGTGTAGGTAAGAAATGACGAATGTATTTTTGGCATCCATCAATCCTGAATTTACATTAATGATCGAATTAGGTGCAATACGCAAACCCTGTGTTACATTTGCACTAAAAGTTTGTGTTGTTGTACCACGATCATTGTAAACATAATACTCTGCCAATGATTTGATAATATTGGCACCAGTTTTTGGATCGCGTTCTTTTTGAATCTCACGCACTTTACGAATCTTGCGTGGATCAATATATCGAAGTTCTTGTATACCTTTTTTAGGGTCTTTTTCATTTACTATGACATGATAGTAAATACGACCATCAATATACCAACGCTTGAATAAATCATCTGACAAATTACTAAAGTTCAACATCTTCTGTATATTGTTGAATTCTTCAATAATTTTTTTCTTAATTGTTTCAGGTTGTTTTAGATTGTCTAATACGATCTTGACAATCTCACCATTTTCGGTATGACTGATGGCTTCATTTACAATTTCATCAATAGCCATATCACACTCAGGGTGATTTGACATTTCACGATATCGAGTAATTAATTCTATCTCATTACGAACAGAACCATCTAAATCAACATATGTACCGTAATGGGCATTTTGAGTGATAGTAACTGCACCATCATCAATCGCCTCGGTCGGAAGAGTAAAAGACGCCTGTTCGGGTTTTTCTTCCCGAACAATGTCTTTTTTACCTAAGGTGAAACCAAATAGTTTTACTGCCATATTTTTGTCATCCTAAACAGTAAAAAGAGAGGTCAAAAAAAGACCTCTCTTTCATCAAGCCACGTTATCTGATACTGATTCCCACCATTGATATGATAGAGTTACTGTAAACTCTTCAATGGAGTCGTTTGATCCCCAATCAACATCAATTGGTGATACATCATTTGGAAACATACCTAAGAAACGATATTTTTTTAAGTGTGCCACCTTGTTTACCATATTGCGTAACATCTGCATCAACAGTATATCCACCTGGAGCTAAAGCAAGTGGATTGCGGATGTTAAGGCTGTGACTATTAATACCGTTCAACCAGCGTTCAAAAGCATTACGAATTACAAAATCTTCATCGTTAATAATTGTAACTGTCCAGTCGGTGAATGTTCTGTTACCAGCAAACTTCAATTCACGACCGAAGTATTGAACAGGTACAACACCAACAGTAGAACCAGGCAACTGAGCAGTTTTACACATGAAGGTCAATTTCTTCTGTGCGTCTCCAGGTTGTGAGAAACCAGGAAACGGCATACTCACCTCAAATAAATTTGGGCGAGCACCGTCTCCTACCATCTGAGAGCGGAATTCGTTTACATTAAATGCCATTTGTTATCTCCTATCTCTCTTATTTATTAGAAACGGCCAACAATTTCATCAAACGAAACACCTGTTCTTACTGCAACAAAGTTAAGTTGAATGAAGTTGACTGATCGTGCTGGTTTGATGTAAATGTCACCAACGAATCTATTGCTATCAATAACTTCTGCGGTATTGTTTGACTCATCGCAAACTACACGGAAGTCTGTAATACCACGGCGACCTTGAACATCACGCAAGAAAGGTTCTACTAAGTTTACAAATTGAGCGCGAGTAAATTGATCGTTGAATTCAAATAGAGAACTACGAGAAGCACGAGCAATCGCTTTCTCTAGAACGATAAACAAGCGGCGAACATTGATTCTGTCAAATACAGATGGACGATTCAACATAGTCTTATCGCCAAACAAAATTGTACCTTCACCTTGGAAAGTTACTACAGGATTGATACCTTGAACATATAGATTATCACGCTCAGTCTTTGTTGGATTGAACGCTAACTTAATTACATTCTTGATAATACCACGATTTAGACCGCCTGGTGAATACCAAGGATCACGCTCTTGATCGGTACGAGCGCAGACACCAGCAATATCACCGTTTAGAGGTACCCAACGATATACATCGCTGTATCTGTCATACTGATATTTGTAACCAGAATCGATAACAGAGTATGAAGAACTTGTCAAACCAGCACGGAACGAAATGATGCTTGTAGCTTCTGAGCCAGCATTATTAACAACTGATGCTTTAGTTGGTGACAAGAATACTAGGCAATCTTTACGAGATTCTGCTTTTGAAATCAAATCACTTGCAACAGTAGTGTTACCTGGACCAGAAATCAACAACGAAACATCAACAACATCAGGATTGGCAAAGAATCCGTATGCTGTAATAATTTCTGAATTACCAATTGTACCATCTGCACCTGCACTTAACGATGCTGAGAAAGGTGAATTGATATTGGTAAATGTTGTTCCTTGAGCAGCATTTCCCCAATTTGAAGCACCAGGTTGATGTGTTAGCCACCAAACATACTTCGACTGAGTATTAATTACAGTTTTATAGTAGTTTGTAGAACCATCGTTGTTGATAGCATCTGAAGCCTTTGAAACGAATGAATACTTTTCTAGAACTGTATTAGCTACACCTCCAGAAAACTTACCGTCTTCATCAACAACGATAACATGCATTTCATCGCCAGAACCTGTTAGTCCCGAAACAAATGAAGATGTTCCTGGAGCAACACCAAACTGGTCAGCATATTGCCATTTGCGAAGAATTGGAGTTCCTACAGTAATTGCACCAGGTGCAGAAGTAAGAATAATTGCAGTTGCGTTAACAGAAGCAACAGTATAGTATGTTGTTCCGCCGTCAAAAGAAATTAAGTCTCTAGCAACAATATTTGCAGCCGCATTAGCGTTACCATTAACATTAATTGTGGTATCGCCAGAAGTAACTGCGTTTGCTTTCAAGCTGTCGGTAACTGTTAAGTTAGCTGAGTATGCTTGAGAACTTGGACACATAGAAATGCGAAGTGTATTTCCTATTGCGCCAGCGTAACGAGCACCAAAAGGACCGTAAGTTGTATTTGATGCAGTTTCACGATTAGCTGCGTAATCGTCTGAATTTTTAATTAGAACACCTGAACCGTTTGCTGTAGCATTAAGTGTTGAGGTGGTGTTTGCCGCACGAACAATTTTTAGATTGTTAGAATACGCCAAGAAATTAGCCGCTGAAAACCAGTATTCATAATTTGTATTGTCTGGTTTACCGAATCTGCTAACAAGATTGATCTCACTAGAAACGGTAACTACTTCACTAACTGGACCCCAGTTGAAATTTCCAGCAATACCGCCAATGGAAGTGGCAGTTGAAGGGACAATAGTAGTCAGATCGATTTCTGATACATTTACCCCAGGTGATAGCTGAAATGCCATGGATTTCTCCTTAGTTATGGGTCAATTTTTCTTTATACACTATTTAGTTTTTTATAGATTTGAAGACAAATAGCCTGGAGG